CAAACATGCCATTATTAAAAGATAATGTTTTTTCTACCCATTTTGTACAATCTATTTTGTCCTTTTCTGTCCACTTATGATGTTTGTTTGCGGTGCTATAGTAATCATATACTTGATCAATAATAGTATATAAATTATAATTCATAGTATCTATATCACCAACAATATCATCAGTAATATTGTTTATATTGTCTTGATTAGCTTTTTTAATAAATGCTAATATTTCTAAAATTTTATGTACGATAGTTCCTTTATCGGCCTTTTGATTTGATGGACCTCGCCATCCAAGAACATATTCAATAAAGTATTGTTGTTCACACATACTGTGTGTATTGTATGAACTACTTCTAAAGTAAGTAATTATAATGGTAGGACGCCTTTCTTTTTTAGGAAAGATAATACAGCATAAGTTTGTTGTTCTATTGTCAGCATATGATTAAATATAACGGTATCAAAATTTTGTTGATTATAGTTTTTTGGATCTAGTGCTGTTTCACTATCATGATTAGAATTAAATGGATTTCTGGTTAATTTGATTACTAATCCTCTAGCGTCTTTAATGGCATCTACTTCATTAGGAAATCTGCAATCAGCAATTATGGCCAGTTGTGGCTTATCTTCATTAATTTTCTGAATAGTGGCATTAGCCCATATATTATGTTGTAGTTTCCTAAAAATATCAGTTCCAACAAATTGCATTACTTCTCTTGCGGTTAATTGTTTTCCATCCCAATAATTATTAGTTAATTCATTCTTATTATCGTCAGTTCCATAACACTGATCATAAGTTAGACCAAGTAATTTTATACAAATATCTTGCTTTAAAGGATCTGCAAAGTTATATATTTTGACATCATTAGATATTTCAGGATAAAATGTGTTATAATATCTAATAATATCTTGCGAACATGTGGTTTTGCCAGATTGTTTTCTTCCGGCAAAAGCTATAATTTGTGTCATATAAATTTCCTTATTTCGTTATGTACTTCTTCATCAGACATTTCAGCAATATCATTTTTACTAATTTTAATATTATGTATATTATATGTTCTATAACATTTATTATAAATTTGCGTCCTAGCTTTTTCCCCAGCTTCATCATTATCCATTATTACTATAATAGACATAGCTCCAGATATATCCAATAATGTTTTTTGCCTATCGCTTAGATTTGATCCAAAAATAGCTACAGAATTATGAATATTATTTTGTTCTAATTTCCATACATTTCCTGGACTTTCAACCAAAATTACATAACCAGATGATTTTATATAATCTTTTGCAAACCATAGATTATAAAGATTTTCTTGAGTTTTAAATCCTGTACTATGTCTCCATTTTGGAAATTTGTTGATACAGTCTTGGTTTTGTTCATGATAATTGGCACACTGTTTACATTTGTCATAAATTATTCTACCAGTACATCCTATCATGTGAGTATAATCTATATCATAGATAGGTACTACGGCCCTATGAGACATTTCTTTATTGTCTGCGATACAATCGCCTACATCATATTTATTTAAAATCTCTTGAGAAAAACCACGATCCATAAAGTATCTACTAGGAATTTCAAGATTTTTGCGTACTATGTTCCTTGTTACGCTTCTATTATTTGGATTGGTATTAGTGCTAACAGGTGCTAGTAATTTACTATTATTAATAAATATATTTTTATTTTGTTCATCATTAGATACCTTGATCTCAGATAATGACAAATTTAAAAAATCAATTGCATAATTTAATGCTTCTTGAAAAGAAACTGTTGGGTTTCCATTTTTATTCCACTGTTTATTGTTATGAGACAAAACACCTCTAATAAAACCAATAATTGAAGCTTTGAAAGTATGTTCACAATGGTGTGTACGACAATTCCAATTGCCTCTATATGTATCTCCAGTATAATACAGATTCAATGCGCTATCATTATCTCCGCCATGAATTGGACAACTCATAGTAATGAATCTACCATTATCTCGATATTCTAAATTTAGATGATCTAATAAATCATAAATACGATCACATATCTTATCGCATATTATTTTAATTTTATTTTGATTAATTGAAGTTGATTTGGTCATCTTGCTCTTCTTCAATAGCAAATCCTGTACCATTTTTTGAGTCCCCACTATGTAATAATTCTATTCTAGTTTTACCTTCGGTGATTTTGGCACACCAACCTTTCATATGACAATTGATATAGTCATTATCTTCGATTCCAGATCCATGTCTGCTAATAACAGGTATTAATTTTCTATTACCATGATTGCTTCCATCTTCGGCTATCTCTTCATCGCTTTTGCGTTTAAAAATCGTAAAATTACTACATAGCCAAATAATTCTATCGGATCCACTAGCAGTATCTGTTGTTTCTTTAGTTATTCCATCTCTATTTAATTGTACAAATGCTACTACTGGTATCTTATATTTGCAAGCAAAATTATGTAAGGATGTCATCATAAATCCTAACACTTGATATTCTTTCATATCTTGACTAATACCAGCACTATCCATAAGCTTTAGATAATCATAAAATATTACACACGGTTTGGCTGTACCGTCACTATTTAATCCCACATCTTTAATTATCCATCTTTTCATAATAGATAATTGTTCTTCAAATGGTTTGCCTGCTATTGGTTTATAATATAGTTTAGCCTCTTTTAATTCCTTCATACCCTTTAATATTTTATCTCTAAGTACAGTAGATTCATTAAATTTGCCAGTTTCTATTTTATTAATTTCTATTTCACTAATCATTGCTAATAATCTATTAATATGATCCTCTTTAGTCATTTCAGTGTCTAGATTAAGAACTGGAATTTTAAGTTTACTAGCAATATGAAAGCCCATATTATCAGCCAATAACGTTTTACCGGTTTTGGGTCTGGCCGCAATAACATTAATTGTACTTTTTCTTAATCCTCCACCAATAGCAGCATCATAGGCTGGAAATCCTGTAGAAATACCAACTTGATTTATTGGATTTTTAATTAGATTATCTATATAATCATCTATACCAACAGAAACATGGGTCGCATTATTTTCTGTATCATTCAGTGTAGATGCAAAATTAAATATTCTATCTTCAGCAAGATTTAATATAGAAGTAATACTTTCTGAGCCATTTACTTCTAATATTTTTTCTTGAGCTGTTTCTAACTCTTTATGTAATTTTCTAGCTATTTCTAATTTTTTTATTTTTGCTGCAAATGTAATTAGATTATCTTTACTAGCTGGAAAATCAAGAATCGCTTTTAAATGTAATGTTTCATCTTTACGATTTAAAATATGATCTAGTGATAAATCTTTTGCAGCAGAATATATAAGTGCTATGTCGATTTGAGTATTTTTACTGCCAGCATCAAAGATATATTTTAGGCATTTATAAATAATTTTATTACTATCTATAGTAAATGTCTGATCATTAATTAAATCAGAAATCTCAATATATGCTTCATCGCCAAATTTACATAATATTGACAATAAAGCTCTTTCTGCTGACGGATCTGTTAAAATCATATTTATCCTGCGTTTGTTGAACAATTATTACATTTATATCTATCTACAGAATCACTAATCAAAACTGGATTTACAGATTCTTTTTTGCCACAAGATCTACATACTACAGATATTGGTTTAAAAGATCTATTTCTTGGTGTTGGTGGAAATTTATTTAATGCTTTATCGACTATAGTATCTTCCTTATGCAAGTCTTTAACTCCCATGGTTAAAAATCTATTATTCGATGAAGGATCATACTTAGGCGATCTAGTTTTTGATCTAATATTATTTTGTTTCTGTATTTTAGTTTTTGGTTTTGTTTTTTTAGATTTTTTAGGAGTATTTTCATTTGGCAATAAAGACTGTAATATATTTATTAATAATTTAATTTGTTCGGGATTATTCTTAATATCGTCAAGATCCATGTTTCACCTTTATTTTTTGTACTGATAGCATGATGTCTGATAAATTCTTAATGCTGTTAGCTATATAAGATAATCTATCTATTCTTTGTTTAGCGTATTTTTTAATTTTATTTAGTGCCGCGGCTTTATCATTATGCTTGATGGCTTGTAGCGATTTTTCTATAAATCCATAGCCCTTATAATTATTAATCTCGTCTGCAATAGTTTCTTTAATAGTTTCATCAGCCCAATTATGTCTAGCAATTTCTCGATTTAATGTTCTTTGAACATAAAATGAATATTGTGCTAATCTATAAGATATTTGAGCACAGTCTTCTGGATTAAGTTTTTCTATAATATCTCTACTCATAGTAAAATAATTATTTAGTTCTGTTTCATTAAAAGAGTGTAAATTACTATAATTTCCTAGTCCTAGAGATGATTCATATTCATCTAATACTTTATCCCATTCTTCCACTTGTTCTTTGGTTGTTTTATTATTCATAAATTTTACGTTTCCATTCTTCTATATTTTCATTATATGATAAATCTATATATTTAATTCTATTAATTTCGCACCATTCTTGTTTTTCTTTATCTCTTTTTTGTGCTTTTAAAAAAGACAGTTTATTAGTGTGATAAAAAGGTATAAATTTATAATGTTGTTCACCATGAACCTCTATACATTTTTTTAATAATGGTATATAAAAATCTAAATATAATACTTCAGATTTTCTAATATGAATCGGTACTTCTTCTAGAATTTGCATAGTGGGATATGCATCTTTAATTAAATCTCTAGCTTTTAGATGATAACTAGACTTATGAGTAAGTACTCCAGCTTTTACAATATTACCAGTCAGTGTCCAATTATACCAATTCCCATCCAAATCTTTGGTATTCATTTATTTGTTGATACCCATTGTTTTTTGTACTTCGTTATATAATTCTTGATAAATTGAATCATTTTCAATTAAAAACTGTCTAACTTTTTCAATACCTTGAAATTTAGTCTTATCATCATTTAAAAAGGATAAAGTATACCAAGCTCCACCTTTATTAATTAAACCAATATCAAC